ATGCCCCTGACCACCTGGCAATGGATGTGGAGGGGCTGTAGCAATCAATGCAGGTGTCACAATAAACCGGACCACTGTTTCATGGGTAACAAAAGTGCTCCCGCAGTTAATATTTTGGCACTGGCAGTAACGCTCTTTGGTGCTTTCAGTTACTTGAAAACTGCTCCTTGTGTGTGCCGCATGACCACACTTTGGACAATTCATCATATCCAGATCCCTACCTTTGCTATCAGAATCATTGTAATGATACACAAAATATCAATATTGAGAACACTTTATTCCATTTCAAGATCATCAATCTTCACTTCGAGTTCAATACTGGTTGTAAAACCGTTATCCGGGCTGACGGTATGTGTCAGAGTCGTAATGGTCCATTCCGCATCATCTATCGGCTGTTTAAAACCACTGACCTTCACAGGCATTTCCGTGTAGAGATCTGCCCGCCCTTCCGCCAGTTGTAGCGAGAATGACGCAACGCCACGTTGCAGGCGTTCCCACTGCATTTTCGCTGCCCGTTCAGCGTTGCTCCGGTTGGCATAAGTGCGATTAAGTACCAGCACGTTTTCATCCGTCCCCACCAGGTAATCGCCCTGCTTCGCTTCCGGCTCTTTCTTCTGCTTCTTAGTCCTGCGCTTACGCTTCACCGTAGTGCTTTCTTTCTTCGCGGGTTCGCGGGTATGCAACCAGCTGGCAATTACCCCCGTGTAAGCTCCGCGATCTGCCAGGGTAAAGCGGTGACTGTCGCCGTCCTTACGTGTGATAGTAATCACCGGCAGTGGTTTACCGCTGGCGCTTTTGCCCTGTCCCTGCCGGATGAATAACAGATTGCCATTTTTCACCGATGCAATGGCACCGTACTGGCGCGCCAGCCGCATCAAAAAACTGCCGTCACTCTCATTAGTCTGGTCTATATGCTCCACGGGCTTATCCGACAGGTCTTTACCCAGTGCCATCTTCAGCTTGTGCCGCGCGGCTATTTCCTTCACCACTTCCCCGATGGTGGTGTTATGCCACGATTTTTCACGGCGGGTATTCAGCGTTTCCCGAAAATCAGCACTTCGCGCCCGGATAGTCAGGCGGTCCGGTGCGCCAGTGTGTTCAATCTCGTCTACCGTGAATGCCCCTTTCGGGAAAAGCGGCTGCCCCTTCCAGCCCAGCGCCAGCGTAATGACCGCACCACGGCGCGGCAGCACGATTTTTCCGTCGGCGTCGTCCAGCTCCAGATCAAGCTGGTCCGCTTCAAAGCCCCGATTGTCCGTCAGCGTCAGACTCATCAGGCGGTTATCCAGCACAGTGGTGATATCCTTCCCCTCAATACTGATGCTGAATGCGGGAGTTTTGTTTCCTTTGTTAAGCAGTTCAGAGCTGAAATTCACGACAGCAGCCCTCCCACCGTTTTACTGATATCGCTTAAGGCAGACGTTGCCGTGTCCTGCAGATTATTCAGTTGAGTACTGAGATCACCGAACATATCGGACAGGGATTCATCCACCCGTTTTAGCGAAAGGGTGAACTCAATCCTGCGCGGCATACCGTCGCGGAAAAACTCCGTTTTAGTCTGATTCAGTCCCTCAATCACATACATGCCGTAAATCGTGCCGCTGCCTTCAATCAGGGGCCATGCTTTCCCCTGTTCTGCCATCTGCTCCAGTGCCAGCAACGACAGCCGGCCGCCTGTTATCTCCGGCATAAGAACACCGGAAAGCGTCAGCATGTCGTTTTCCGGTCCCAGAAACTGCGTGGACGGACGACGGTTTACCCGGCTGTTTGCCGCATGTCGCCAGCTGCGTTGATACTGCAGTTCCTGATACGGAACGGTGCGCAGCATAAACACGTACAATCCCAGCACCATCATCATGCGTCGTATCCCCCCTGATCGCTGTAGTTACTCCTGGCTTTTGCCTTCAGCCTGCGTTCACGTTCATCAAGCTGGCGTGCCACCTCCCGCGCAATATCCTGCGCACTTTGTCCTGGCTGCGTCTGAATGATGATCTGCGTCGGTGCCTCAATCCGTTGAACGAGCGGCACAGTGGCTGCGCGACTCACAATTGCTTCTCCACCTTTCGCGGGAAGTGCCAAAGGGTGCAACGGTGGAAGCTCTGCTGGCGCGGCAGCAACGCCCATCATTCCGGCAACAACGGCAGCCAGTGCAGCTGTATTTCTCCGGCTGGTCACATTTGCCGGGCCGTTAACAATTTCCGGCCCGTTTTCACCGACGATGCCAAACTGCCCGCGCGGGATATAGCCGCCGCTGTCATACATCCCCGCAAAGCCATATCCCCATGACGGAAAACCACCCGATGGCATCATCACTTTACCGTCTGCATTCACCGTCGCAGGTTGCTGACGCGTCACGCTTTCCGGCAGTTTCGCCTTTGCAGCCTCTTTACTGACAATGCCGAGTTTATCCAGCAACCACGACACACCTGATTTAAGCGACTCAAGCGGGTGCATCACCATATTCAGACCTTCTGCCAGCGCCTCACCAAATCTACGGCCCATTGCAGCTGCGCTGTTCAGTTCCTCAGAAGTCGATTTAACTGGCGAAAGTAAATCAGTGAACCAGCCCCACAATGCCTGCACCTTGTCGCCAATCCACTGGAAAACCGGCCGCAGTGGTTCAAATGCAGCACTGATCGGGCCAGCAGCCGCTTTAAAGCCTTCAACCACACCACCCAGAAAAGCGCTGATGGGCTGCCAGTATTTCCAGACAACCAGCGCCACGCCTGCCAGTGCAGCCACAACCAGACCTATCGGACTGAGCAATACCCCAAGCACGCTGCCAACGCCCACCAGAGCTGCACGCAACAACGCAAACGGTGACATGACGAGCCATCTAATCACACCCCCAGCCCCCCTTACCGAAGTAACCAACGGTGCAAAGGCAGCACTTGCCAGCCCGCGAATTTTCGTACCAAGCAGGCGGACCGCTTCGCCGGGGTTACGAAAAGAAGACACCAGAGTTTCACCCGCCTGCCGGGCATGTTCTTTGATTTTATCCAGCGCCCCGTCGCGGAACGCATCCAGGATACCGCCACCGTCATCATCCCCGCCGCCGCTGAGTGCCTCTCGGATACGACTTATCCAGTTAACTGTCTCGCCCGCTTCATTTCCCGAAAACAGCCCGAATAGTTTTTTCAGTGCATCGCCGGACTGGAACAAACCGGGTGCAAATGAAGTGAACGCCTGGCCCAGGCGCCCCAGCAACGGACTGAGCCTGCCAAGACCGGTGAGTGCCAGCGTTTTCATTCCAAAACGCAGCAGGGCGAGCGGCCCCAGAATGGCCGCCATCGCAATCGCCAGGGTGCCCAGCGCAAGCGTAACCGAAGCCACCACAGCGGCAATCTTCATCAACCGGCCCGCCAGTTCCGGATTAGCTTCCACCCAGCGGCGCATTACTCCCGTCACGCGCCTTACCGCTTCCATGATTTCCATCAGCGGAGCACGCAGCGTTTCACCCAGGCTGCTGAACGTATTGGTAACCCCGGTTTTCACCAGCAACCACTGAGCAGAAAGTGAGTCTTTGTTGATGTCGGATTCTTTCTGCATGGAACCGAGCGCATCATTGCCCGCTGTCAGTTTTAGCTGGCGCTGCAGTTCCGGCAGGTTGTTTGCCAGTTTCGCCGCGTCATCACCAAACTCTTTACCAAACAACATGGTCATGGCAGACAGACGCTTGTCCTGCGGCAGTGCGTTCACCTTCTCCAGCACACGCTGGATAGTTCCCATCGCATCCTTCGTCATCTGCTTTTCAATCACTTCAGGATTGAGTTTCAGCAGATTCATCCCTTCAAAGAAACTCTTGCTTTGCATGGTGGCAATGGATAATTCACGCACCATCGCGTTTGCTGCACTGGCTGCAACCTCCGGCGCAGCGCCCAGTGTCAGAAAGGTGGAACCCAGTGCCGCCGCTTTACGATAATCCAGACGGTCAGCCACACCGCCCAGACGTTGCATGACATCAATGATGTCTGCCCCTTTCGACATGGCGTTATCATCCAGATAGTTCAGTGCATCGCCGAGCTGTTCAATATTGCGGGTAGGTATTTTGTAGAGCTGGGCGATTTTCCCCAGACTTTCTGACAGTTCATCCGCTGGCAGCTCAAAGGCTGTTGCCGCCTTTGCTGCCGTACTGGCGAAGGCCAGCAGGTCACGTTTCTGGTCTTCCCAGCTGTCGTCAGGGTTTGCGACGTTCATGCGCGCACCACCTTCAACCAGTGCAGCGAAATCCACCGCACCGTTTTCCATCGGCAACTGTTCGCTGGCAGCCTTGATGGCATCCTGCATTTCATAAAAACGTGCAGTGCGGTTGCCATTATCGTCACGCAGACCATTGACCTGCTTTGCCACACCTTTCATGGCATCTTCCATGCTGGTATAGCTTTTTACTGCCGCCATCACTGGCGCACCCATTGCCAGCCCTGCAGCCGTGATGGTGGCTCCGGCTCCTGCGATGCGATCGCGCACTTCAAGCCGTCTTGAGTATTGTTCTCTGGCAGCGTTCATCCGTGCCTGTTGTTCACCCAGACGTTTAAGTGCTTTTTGCTGGCCCTCCAGTGCCTGACGAGTTTCTTCGGCATTTTTCTTAAGTTCTCGCTGGGCACTACTGAGTTGTCTGGTATCAATCCCTGATTCTTTAAGTGCCTGACGTTGTCTCTGGACCGCCCCCAACAAGCCGTTATAGGTCTGCTGAAGTTCCTGTACTCGTGTTTTGGCCTGACTGAATAACTTTGCCTGCGCGGCGGTTGGCCTGTTAGTGGCAGCAAATTGTGTGGCGAGTTTTGCCGCCTCTTCGCGGGCTGCGTTCAGGTTGTTGGCTGTTATGGCTAGTTGCGAGCGCGTCTTGCGAAATTCATCAATTCTGCCAGCCTGCTTATTCAGTTCTTTGAGGCTGTTTCGGGTATTCTGAATTGCGCCAGCCAGCTCTTTCGAACTGGCCTGTGCAGCACGGAATGGGCGGGTGAGTTTGTCAACCGCATTAAGAATGACCTGCAGGCGCAGGTTATTATCACTCATCGTTGGCCCCGCTTCTCTGAATCGCTTTATACCGCCATTCCAGCACTTCGGTCAGCGGCATAACGTCAGTAACGGATGGCGGCCAGTGAAAAATGGTGGCGATATCTGCCACCAGATCGTCAACCGTCAGGCTGTCGGTAAACCGGCAAGCACCGACTTCTTCAACAAAAAAGTGACAACCTCAACCGACATGGCAGTGAGATCTGCCGGGTCCATCTCTGCAATTTCCTGTGCAGTCAGTGCCGGACTGGAGATGCGGGGGATCACGGTCATCATCGCGTTTACATCCATATCCATAATGGCCTGCAGGCGTGTACCGCGCAGCGCACCGGACTGCGGTTTACGCAGCACAATTTCGGTGATTTCTGTTTTACCGCGCTTGATAGGGGTATCCAGTTGAATGGTCTTTTCAGTCTGCTTATCGCTCATTTTGTTGTCCTGTAAATTGGGTTCTGGCGCGGAATCCCGCGCCGTTCAGATACATCAGAGGCCGAGGGCGTTGCGGTGCGCTTCCATCAGGTCCACACCGTCCACAATTTCCACCATGTTGATAAGGTCCACTTCATAGAGCACCTCACCATTGATGGTCAGCTTCGCGTAGCTGTTGGTACTGGTCACTTTGGTGGTGTTGCTTTCGCCCGTCTTCCACTCACCGGAATCCACTTCTTTGTGACGTCCACGCACCACAAGCTCCACGGCCTGCACTTCCCCGGTATCGTCACGCTGGATAGAGCCGGTAAAGCGCAACTGGATGCCATCCACCGTGGCTTTGCCCATCTGCTTAAACAGCAGCAGTTCAGTACCACCAATGGAAAATTCTGTGTCCAGCGCACTGTCATCAAGCCCCAGATCCACATCCACTGCCCCCGGCATTCCGCCGCCGCGATACTTCTCATATTTGCGGGTGAATTTCGGCAGCGTCAGCGACTCAACGATCCCCTGCCAGTTGTTCCCGTCATTAAACAGGTTCAGGTGTTTTAATTTGCGTGGTAAAGCCATGTTGTCCCCTTACGCGCTGACCTGGCTGGAGAAATTCACCAGGTACTGATCGGTGATGCGCTGACGCAGCATCAGGTTTTCAAGTGGCGGCACTGGCGTGTAGTCGTAGTCGATGGTGAGTTTTCCGGCTTTCAGCGTGTCTTTGTCGTTCACCGACTCATCCAGCCAGCAATCACCACCAATGAGATAGCCCTGACTGACCAGGCTGCGCATTTTGGCGCGGATACCTTCGATAATGTCGCGGGCCAGCGACGGGTTAAGCGGTTTATCCACCGCCCACATGTGTGCTTCTGCCATCGTGTCCATCAGCACCTGCGCCGTGCGGGTGTAGTTTTCGAAGGCAAAGAGCGGGTCATCACTCAGGCAGCGGGAACCCCAGAAGCGGAAACCGTCTTTACGCACAAGCGTGGTGACGTCGTTCTGGTTCAGCAGACCTGCATCGGTTGCCGGGTCCTGCAGATCCCAGAACACATCTGCAGAAATTCCGGTGACACCGTTCACGCCCACGTTGGACAGGCTTTTGTGCCATCCGGTCTGCTCGTCAATTTTGGCGCGCAGACCAAGCGCACGGGCGGTGGCATATGCCGTTGCTTCGGCATTCAGCACCGTGTCCCAGCCAGTAAAGTCAGGCCAGATCAGCATCCCTTCGCGCTGGCTGAAGTTTTCACGGTAAGTGATTGCTTCCTGCACTGTCTTGCAACCATACGCTGACAGGTAAGCAAATCCACGCAGGCTTTGCGCCACGCTCAGCAACTCAGTAGCTACCGCCTTCGTGTCGTGACCTGGCACGCCGAGAATGCGCGGTTTAACGCCGAGCTGTGACTGGGCAGATAACAGGGCTTTCATGCCTGTTTTTTTACCTTCAGCGGTCACTGCTCCGATGATATTGGTCGTGGTTTCTTCTTCCGTTTCACCCTGCGGCACACGCACAACAACGGTCACGGGTTTTGCCTGGTCAGCGATGGCATCCAGCGAACGAGCCAGCGTGCCTGACTCACCCGCTTTACCGCTGGCAGTCAGCACATCAGTGATCAGCACGGGTTTATTAAGAGGAAACATTTTTGCATCGGCATCATCGCCCGTGCAGACCATACCCACGATGGCGGTGCTCACCGTGGTAATGGATCGGGTGCCTTCGTTGACTTCAACAACGCGCACCCCGTGGTGGGAATCCTGAGCCAT